CCATAGGTTTCACCGCTACTACCTTTGCTCATGTCATAAACTAAATCAATGTTTGTGGTGCTTGTTATGTTGTTTATAATGGCTGTCATTGCATCATCCGCAAACACATCCCCTATAAATGAACCTGCCGTATATGTGTACGTTCCTGATAATGTCGAAAAGGTAAACGACCAACCTGATTGAACACCGCTGTTTCCAAATCCATCATCAGCAAATTGATTAAACACTATTTTAAAACTTGCTTTGCTTCCCCCTACTAATTCAGTTCCATAGTAAAGTTGAACGTAATTTGATTCTGCTAAGTCTCTCAATAGCGTATTCATTTGCGCCTCACTTACCCAGTCAGTGTTTAGTATGTGTTTGCGTGTAAGTATGTTTGAGTAGGTAACGGTTGCGGGTTGGTAATCTCCCAAGTATCGGTCAAGTCTTTTAAAGTTACTTCGCTCAATTGTGTCCGACTTATTGTTTTTTAACTTGAATAAAAAGTTATCACGCATCCCGTACTTATTTGTGAAGTAAACGGTAACAGGTGTGTATCTGCACGTCTGTACTATGTTATAATTATAAGTCGGTGTAATCGGCAAACCGTTTGATGTCCTTACTACCCTCGCTTCAATACGTGTGGCGTTAATTGGTGTAAGTGCGTTGTTGATTATTAGTTTACTCCATGCGTAATTAGGGTTACTTACTAATCCGTTCGCACTTGTCAATAGTGTTGCACCGTTGTAAAACTTTACATCACCTGCATATCCTGAACCTAACCCGTTAAGTAATAATTCATGCGATGTTATGCGTAGGCTTTCACGTGTATCTGTGTAGTCTGTAAATGCGTTACGTGCTATGTTTGACGATGTTGGTGTTAACGTAAAATCTGAAGGCTCAAATGACCTATACTCTTGAATGTTTAATGCACCGTTAATAGACGTGTAGTCAAAAGTACCTCCAGTGTATTCTGCTACCGAACCGCTTGTAGTTGTTGCGTATTGTTGACCATAGGTTACGTTTACATTTATAATTGGGTTTTCTCTTTGTAGTTTGCTATTGCTTAATATTTCTTTAAGGTCAAAGTAGCATTGATATATAGTTGAACCAACGTTTGTACTTATTGGATAAGATTTCAATTTATAAGATTCTGTATTCGGGTCGCTCGGTTCTACTTTTAAATCGACTTTCAAATAAAACGAATACCTAAACTTACCGTCTATGAAACTTTTATCTTGCTGCAATATAAACCTGTTCTGATTGTATGCAGGGTTGATGCTTTTGGGTTGCTCTATCAGTTGTAATGCCATGTCTTATAATTCTAATATACTTACTATTGCCTCTTCTTTTACTATCTTAATTACTCCTTCGTTTAGGTTTGTTTTGAACTTATCATTATACGCCCTACTTACGATGCCAGTTCCTTTTAAACCTTTCTTGAATATCTTTTCTTGTAGGCTTTTACTTTTGAAATACAAATCCTTTTTAGGTGTACCGTACTTCATTGTTAAATGTCTTTTCATTGCCTCAAGTGGGGGCTTCTTTGTAGTGTACTTGTAAGGGCTGTTTCTTGAACTTGCATAGCTTGACTTCGCACCCTTCACACCTTTGTCTATGTAATCAGTATAACGGGGTATTAACATATATACCGAAATCTTACTTGGCGTTATCTCTTCTCTTAAACTCCCACCAACTGACTGGTAAAGATTACCGCTACTTATTGAATTTTTGTTGCTGATGTTTCTTAATATCGCTGCCTGAAGTTTGCCTACTCTGTTTATTAAATACCTACCAATGCCTGTACTCGCTCGCTTGTTAAACTCCACAGCCTTTCTTCCGTACCTTGCAAGTCCGTCACCTTTCAAAAATATATTCTGCCTATTTCTTAATTGCGCTGGTAGCATGTTTAATCTTGTCTTTTGTTAAGGCCACATAGTTTAGAAACTGTATCAATTTTATATCGTATAAATAATAATCCCATTTCGTAAAGTCGCCCTGACTTAATGAATCCAATATGCTTAACCACCCTGATTCAACGCTTCCAACTGATTCGTTTTCTCCTTCAGACGTTCCGCTAAAGAGGTTAGGATAGCATCGCAAAACTTGTTGTAAAGACTCCAAAAAAAAAGCGCAGTTGCATAGGCCATGTCAAACCGCATCTTTTCGCCAAACAGTTTTGCCCTCGCTTCAATTTTGTTTGAATCGTATTTACCAAACACAGGTCTGCATATTGTAGCCATTATCTTTGCCACGTTGTCAACTGTTTCTTGTGGCGTTTTGGTGTATGTACTGATGTCAAAGAATTGTGCGGGCGTTATATTCTTTGCTTCCAGTTCAACCTTCCAAAGCCTACCCGCTAACCAAAAGTATTTTTTCACCTTACCTTTTGGCTCTTCTTGTGCGAATGACGTTTCACGGACTAACCTGCCAATCTGTTGCAGTGTCATGTTATCTTCAACCCAATCGGCTGAAGTATTAAGTAGTGCAGCTGCTAGGTATATATTCCTATCCAGCGTGTCAACGTCTCGCATTTCCAACGCTGCATGTATCTGCAAGAATTGGTTAATGCTTACGTCCTTCCAACTTTTAGGTATAGTTAATGCCATACCTATATAACAACTATTTTTGATTAAGTACTTATCGGAAGCCGTACACGCCCCGACTGTTATTCACTATGTTATTAAGTGCAAAGTACCTCACCGCATCTATTGCGTGGTTCATATAATCAACTGGCTTATCCTGTGTGTTGCCTTGTTTGTCCTTTGCCCATGTGTAGGACCGTAACTCTTTGATTAAGTTGGTGCTGTTTTTTGTTACAAAGAATTTATCCCGCTTCAGTGCGTCTATACTTATTCTAATACTATCCGCTCCCTTTTGCGCACCTTCTACCTTAAAGCCATAGTTGGCAAGTTCCTGTATTGACTTTGGCTCTGCACTATCACACACAATGTACGTTCCTTTGTTTACGTTTAAGTATTTTAACTTGTTAGCTATCTCGCTATTGGTTAAACCCTTTTGATACATCAACTCATCAAAGTAGTATTTACCGTCCATTACATACGCTGCGATTACGGCTGTCGGGTCGTTGCTATAACCAAAGTCTAAACCATAACCAATTAATCGAGCGTCATTTGGTATTGTGTCTATTTGATTCCATTCGCTAAACACTACATCCTGAAGTGTACCTATTTCACCTAAGCCATATACCCTCCACCAGTTCGACCAATAATCAGACGTTGGTGCTTTATCCCGTGCCTTTTCTATTTCACGCACAATCGAATCGGATAACGCTTCATTGTCTTTGTAGGTTAATACTATCAACTCCGCATCGGGGTCTTTCATTAATTCGGTGTCTACCCAAAACTCCGCAACGGGGTTGTAGTCTAACCATATCTCGTCTGAAGTCCTTATGGCTAATTGTGAGTAACTTTCGAAGTCTACGTTGTTACACTCATTAATATAAAGTATGTTACGCCTTGCACCTCGTAGTTTGTCGGGCTGCTCTGCGCTAAAAAACTCAATAAATGAACCGTTTGAAAACCTGTAAGTAAGTAGCGACCTGTTCCAATTTGCATCAATAAAGCGGTTAGTGGACTGCATGATTTTAATAAAGTCCTTCATTGCACCCCTGCGAAGGTGGGGTACTGTTTCGGCTACTACCGATATTTCTAACCCTGCCTGTTTTGTCGCACGGTCAATTAGTATAGGAAGTACGCCAAACGTCTTACCCGCTGACGTTCCCCCACGTACTATCTTTATTCGTTTAGATAGCTTTCTTAATTTACCTATTGCTGTTGTGTAAACAAAACTCATTTAAGTAATATCATCTTGACAATACAAGCAATACACAATATAATAGATATACCACCACCAATAGCAGCTATCAAAACACCGTGCAAATGATTACCCCCGCATACTGCTGGCAGTTCTTTGTCTATGTTATTTTTCATCCCCAAAAAGCGGCTGTTCCTTTATCTCCACTTGCTTCTGGTCTACCAATCCATTAAGACGTTGTGTTATGCTAGGGTTGTAAATCATTGCCATACCGCCTTCGATTTGGTCTTGCCTTATCTCTTCAGTTATAGCGCGACAGATTGTCGAATAATCGTTGTAAGCCCCATTTGTATTAGCAAAATAATCTTGAACACAACACACGTTTTTCCTTGCATAGTTTCTGAATCCTTCAATCGTCAATGGTCTTTCCCTCTGTTCGTATTCGCTTTGTCCGTCTTTACCTACAAATACGTGTTTTAGTATGGGTTTGCTCTTAACCTCTTTTCGGTAGGCCTCAAACAGTTGCCACATCTTTTCAGGTGTTTCTATATACTTATGCTTTGCCATGTCTATTCTTTTGTGTTTTGTTCTTTATTGCAAGGCTCACCTATTACTTCAATGCTGTGTGATATTTGGTGGTCTATGCCGTCAATTCGATAAATGTATGAGCGTCTTATTATTAATTGACAATTTTGTTTTGTAAATGTACTGTCTAGGGGTATCCACTCTTCGACTGGTTGTGTTGCGCCTGTTATATCGGTACATGATGCAACTCTTAATAGTATTGCGAATAGTATGTATTTCATTGTTTTACAAATATAGCACTTAATATGTTATTAAAATAGCCTGCACGTTTTCTTATGGTGTCTTCAGGAAAACCCATTTGAACCAGTTTGTAACCGTTTGCCTCGAAATGTTTTTTAAGTGAAAACATATTAAAGTGATAAAGGTGTTCGTTGGGTTTTAAATGCGGGTAAACGTGTTGTAGGTATATCTCGTCTTCAGGTAGGTGACAGTTGGGTACTGATACATAAACATACTTTGTGTTTAGATTTTTAATGAAATTAATATCTTCAAAGTGTTCGAGTACATCAAACATACATACTACGTCTACGTGTTCGTAAATGTCATTTGTGAAGGTTACGTTTTGCGGTACGGGTATTCCTGTTATATCGTTACCTAAACATTCAATCTCTTCACGCTGGCACACGTTAAGAAAATCCCCTGCACCATATCCAATCTCCAATAGTTTAGTAGGTTTGCCTATTGCCCCTACCATAAAGCCATAGCGAAGGTGTGACATTGCAAATCGTTTGTCTGGTATGTTTCCGTACCCATCCATGATATAATTGAAATCATATAGGTTTTCGGGTACTTTCGGGTTTACTTGACACAGTACACCGTTTTCGTTTATCTGGTATTTGTAGTTATTAATTTCCATAGTTTAATAATGTTTCATTGGGTACTCTGTGAATGCAGTTAGTGTGGTTATCTGCTACCATAAGGCGGTACGGTTTACCTAAACCTTGTGCGATTGTTAATGCGAATGATTGATTGCAACTTAATACTTCAGCACCTTGTATAAGCTGTGCAAGTTCCAAACTGTTGTCGGTTCTAAAGTATTCTAAATCTTGAAACGAACCTACCATGTCAGCCTCATAACCTACGTAAAAAAGTTGTTTGTACTTTTGTTTTAGATAGGCTATCTCTTTTTCCCAGTCAAAGCCTTCAGCTGTATATCGTGGCGTTACGTTTATTAGTGCGTATTTACCTTTAATAAATTTCTTTTGCGGTACGGTTAGCCACGGTTCGCTCCAGTTATCTTCATTTACATTGAACGCTTTGAAGTGGTTTAGTATTAATGGCACTTTACCTATACCGTCTGTTACCCTGAATAAGTCTAGGTTGTGTGTAACTATTGCGGGTGTGTTGATTGATATACACTCCTTTATGTATGGTTGTGCCTCAAGTAACGGCTTGATGTTTCGGTGATATACGTCTTCGAAGGTTGTTTTAAAAACCCCTGCACCGATTCTTTTAACGGCTGCCAGTGAATAGCATATATCCCCATGCCCTCCCGAATGAGAATAGATAATGTTAGGTTGCTGATGTATCATTTTGTTTTTGTTTATATGTATTTAAGTAGTATTTAAAAACTCTATTCTTGCCCGATTGCACGCACTCTCTACATGATGCGGTCAGTGGATTCTTAAACCATTCCAAGTGTAATATGATAATCGCTTCGACACAGTCTTTCGAATACCCTGCGTTGCGCTCATACGCTGGTATGTTATCCTTTATTATTTGGATTGCTTCCGATACTGTCATATAGTGATATTCTTTTTTTATTGATGTTTTTAATCTCATACGGTTGCACGTCTTTATATAACTGCTCTGCAAGTTGTGTAATCATTTCGGGGTGTTTGATTAGCTTTAGCATTTCTTTATACCAACCCCTTTTATCTGTTGGATTCACCTTTAAGCAGTTAACCCCGTGATTAACTATTGACGTGTAAGGGTGTACGTTTGATACGATAACGGCTTTCTTTTTAAACCCCGCTTCCAACATCTTTAAGTTTGATTTACAGTTGTTAAAATCGTTATCCACTAAAGGTATTAAAGCAACGTCTAGCAAGTCATACATAAAACCATACTTATCTACTGGCTGCCCTTCCACATTTATATAATCATTTGCCGTGTAGTCTGCGCTCAATACCCTTTCGTAAACCTTACAATGTTTTAGATTAGGATTGAACCCGCAAAATAACATCTTGTAGTTTACCTCTTCATCGTTTAATCTGCGCAGGCTTTCTTTTAATAGCATTATATCTCCATAGTGGTTACTTGAACCGCTCCACCCAAATGCTACGGGTTTACTTATTCGTTTTGGTTCTAATTTAAACTGGTCTTGTGTTGTGTCTATTCCATTCTCGAATACGTGATAATCTCTTTTAGTTTTTTTCCCTAGATAGTCATGCGTTACTGTTACGTAGTCAGCGTATTTAATGTTGGCTTCAATGATTGAAGTCATGTTATTATTGTTCCACCACTTTGTAAGTTCGTGTCCATGATGTAAGTACCAATAGTCGTCCACATCAACTATATACTTTGCCCCGCATGACTGAATGCGTTTAATCTGTTTGATGTTGTTTTCTTTGTCAACTCCAGTTAATGTTCTATTCGATATTACTATATCAATAGTGCTAAGGTCATTATCGCTTACCTCTTCGATTGTATCTGCATCATACACCGTATAACCCTCATCCAAGTTTAAGCGGTTGTGTGGCGTGTATAGACGGTGATAACTTACACCATTTGGCGCACTACCTCTTATTATTAATATGCGTGATTTTGTCATTTAGTGTCTTTTTTATTTCAATTAAAGCGTTCCGCAATGTGTAGTAACTGATGCCTGTTTCTTTGCTTACTTCAACTAAATTCTTAAACTTCTTATATTCCCCGTTGCCCGTCTCTACACCTCTATATACTAGGTTAAGTAACTCACGGTCATAGACTGGTAATGTGTTGATTAAATGGTTAAGTGTGTTTTCTAGTTCGTCAACTTCACCTGCATATTCTTCATCGTCCTGTACGTCTATGCTGATGTCTTCAATGTACACTTGTTTTTTTGCGTGTTTGTCTTGGTCGTGATAGTTAAGCGATGAGCGTGTTATTAGTAGGTTGCAGTGCTGTGGCAAGTAACCTGCATTATATATTCCAACTAATTTGCTTTCGTCCATTTCTAGGTAGTACAACATTACATTCTGCCAAAGGTCGCCATTCCTATCCCTTGTTTTTGCTAACGCCTTTAAGTTTTTATTGCGTTCAAGTTCTATTATGATAACCTCTTTTAAGTTCATGTTTATTTGAATCCAAATATATCAAATAGGTTTTTCAAGTTTTCATCGGGTAACGCTTCGACCTTATGAAATATTATGCTGTCCTTTATTGCACGTATAGCATCCTCACGTGATTTAGCTTTTATAGTTGTTTTCATTTTCTTGCCAAACAACTCGAAGTATAGTGTGTATGCTTTCATTTGTATATGCCTATTAGCTGGTTAAACCATATCCTTACACCTATTCGTTCATCGTTTGTTATTTTACTTTTATAAACTCTTTTCCACTCCCGTTTAGCGTGTTTGATGTTTGCCAGTGCATCCTTTAAGTCTTCAATACTTAACTTCAAACTTCTGTGTATGGTTAGTTCACGTTCAAGTCGGTCTATTGCGTTAAGTTTTTCCAGTGACTTGTGATAGTGTGCGATGTTTCCTGATAGGTGAGTGTTGCAATAGTCGCACTGCTTCCAAATGTTTAGTAAGTTAAACCGCAACCATGAGTGACCGCCTGCATGATAGTAATGGCCTGCATGGTATTTGTCACGTTTTTCCCCGCATGAAATGCAGTTGAAGTCTTTATCTATTTCACGTACTATTGTGTTCACGTTGCGCTGAAGTATCTTAATGTAGTCTGCTTTGGTTAGTACATCAGACTTTTTTAGCTGTTTTGGTTTTGACAAGTTAATAGCACAATCCCAGCCGCACACTTGCTGAAGTGACCTAAACGGCTGAAACACCTCACCGCAACATTTACACTTTTTAGCCTTCAAACTTTTCACGTATAGCCTTTTTCATTCCTGACAAACCACCGTGTTTTTCAATTAGTGAGTTCGATAACATGACTGGTACTACTGACCGCTTCTCGATGTGTTGTTTTGGCTTTCGCCCTCTTTTGCTTTTTGTTTTATTTTCCATTGTTGTATGTTTCGTTGTAGTATTGTTCTGCTGCTAATCTTTGCAATTCATTATCTGTTGCAATCCAAGCATCCATTATCTGCTGCTTTTCCATTTCTTTAGCTTTGTCAAATATCAATTTCCATTGAAATTCATTTTTAAGAGTTTTATCTTCAATAATTGTTTTAATCAACCACTCTACTGCTGTTTGTTTATTCATTTGTTATTTATTAATAATTTAAAACAGATAAAAGTTGAGCTAACACAAGTGCTATCAATATAACAAATATTAAGCCATAAACACCTTCATCTGCGTTTTCTTCGTTTCTATTTTCGTATTTATCATTACTCATTTTTACCTCCATAAGTTTTATTGTAGTATTGTTCTGCTTGTTTGGTTGCTTCCATTTCTAATGGGTGTATAAGTCCCATTAAATGTGAATCCATTATTTGCTGCTCAAACATTTTTCTTGCTGTTTTCCATTCATCAAGCGATATTGATGCGTTTTTTATAAAACAAATTTCTAAAAATTCTACGGCTGTTTGTTTTGTTTCCATGCTTGCAAATTTAATTACATTGTAAATTGAAATTCACGCTGTGCATAACTAATATTTCGGCACTTACTTTTATTCGCTGCCAAATTTTAGTCGATAACAAACACACACCCGTCAATATGCAGCGTTATTAGCTTACCGTTTTTTATCCTCTTGTAAACGCTCTGTACGCTCACACCTTTACTCTTTGCATAACTGGATATGGTTACAGGTTTAAAGTGTTCAACCGCATCGTATAAACGGTTTAAATCATTCAACCCGTACACAATTTCATCTGCCTGTATTTCAATGTGTTTTTTCATAGGTGCAAGAAGCAGGTAGTTAGCCGCAAGCCTAAAAGGACGGCAGATATTCACCTAACGTTACTTTTTTAGACAGTTTTCCGTTGCAATAAATCTTTGCAACAGTTAATTTACATAGCTGCCTTAAAAGCCATTTTGACTTTATGTATCGGCAAACAAATATTGAAGCTCCTTTTACCCAAGTTGCTTTTACTTCTACTTTAATTTCAGCTTGTGCCATTGTTTATAATTTGTGAGAAAGGCCAGCGGCTAACAGCGGTTTTGCGTCAGGCGGGGTGCAGTGCTAACTTTGAACATTCGTGCTAATAATACCGCCCGAACGCAAAGCCGCAAAACGTTACAGGAAACCCTAAAAGACACCATCAAACAATGAAAGGCTTTTAACATTTGACCTATTTATAATCCCTCTTGCTGTATTGAATATTGCTAATCCAACTTCATAATCAACAAGATTTCTTAATATTTTTAATTTGTTTTGCTCGCCTTTGTAATCAAAGTTTTCTATTTCGTGAAACTTTTTCAAAGGTTCGTGTTTGCTATCAAAATTCATTTTTCCTGTAATATCTTTTTTATCAATATTTGGTAATTTAAAATTTGACCAAAATAAATGCCTTCCTCTTTTTTCAGCAGGAACTAATGGTTCGTAATATCCATTTACATTTTCCACCACCCATTTTTGATTTTCAAGTGAATGATGCTGTAAGAAAATTATTTCTTCATATAACTTCATATCAGGATAAACAGGCATTGTTTTACCATAAGCCCAAAACCTACTTTTAGAATGTGTTGGACAAGGTGGCGAAGTCCAAATAAAATCAAACTCTTTATAGTGGTCTAAAAGATATTGATGAGCGTCTGCAACTATTACTTTATCGTTTGGGAAACGCTCTTGATACATTCTTGCAAGTTCAGGGTCTAATTCTACTGCTGTAACTTCACAATCAGTCCATTTGTAACGATTACCGCCAAGACAAGCATATAGGTTAAGGACACGAAAAGGGCTTCCTGTAACAAGGTTTTTGCAATAGTGGGGCATTTGTGCTATATTTAAACTTTTCTGCATCTATTTAACTTTTTTAATTAATTGAACATTTGTACCTTGAAGCCCCACCATCGCAAAGCCCCGAAACGTTAGTGGCAAATGCTACGTTACCGCTTTGATTTGACATTCTGCTTCTTTACAGCGTTATTCAAAGCGTTTTCCATCCATAAGGTAAGATTGCCACCAGTTGTTAAATTGGCTTGCTCTTGCCACTTCTTTACATCTTCTGCGTTAAATCGTTTCGGAAGCATAGTGTCTCGTTTTTTCTTCTCCATTACAAACCAGCTTTTTTTATTACCCTATCAATTTGCATCCACGCTTCACCATATAAAGGATAATCTCCATCACGCAAATCCAACAATATAGCTAACATTTCTGGTGCTAATGCTAACAATTTTGCGTGTTTTTCTGCATCAAATCTTGAAGAATTAACTGTTGCTATTTTATCTTCAAAAACCACAATTTCACCATAACTATCTTTATATGGTCTTATTTCAAATTCGTTCTTAATAATTGTTGGTTGATATTCAAACTCTGAATATTCAATTGCTGTTGTTTTGGTCTGTACCATTTTGCTTTCAGTTTAAATTGTTACTTTATTATTGTAATGCAAATGTATATACAAAAACAATACAAAACAAATTTATTTTCATTTATTTTAAAAATATTTTCTAACTAATTGAAAATGAATGCTAAAAATCCGCATCAGCCACTAACAAAGTATTGGCAAAAAAGCGGTTTTGTGCTTCGTATGAACATTTATAGTATGTTGAGCATTGGTGCTTCGTATCAGTTTTAGTGGTAAAAGTCCGCTTCTTCGCCAATACTCGACCGTTAGCTGCCATATTACGACACAAACGCAATCAAAGCATCTACCTCTGACTTATAGGTTTTGATTTTTTCTACAATGTGTGCTTTAATTAAATCTAA